GTTATAACTTCTGTAAATCTTAACATTAAAAACCCTTGAACTTATATCCCTCACCTCTTAAATTAATTTTTAAGGCAAGTATATTTAATGCAACATCTAAACCAGATAGTAAAAAAGTTTTTATTTTATTCCAAACTTTGTTAATAAATTTTAAGAACCAACTTTTGACTGCTTTTACAGCTCTAGAAAAAATGTTCTCCTCTAAAAATTCTTTATCTGTTTCTTCTATACTTTCGGTTATAATATCATCAAGTATATCATTTTCCTCTTTGTAAATTCCTTTTAGTGCTGTCCATGCACGACCACCAGTTCCAGATGTTTTGAATGATATATTAAAAGAGGTTGCTGATGAATATTTACTTACTAATTGTTCATCAATCGCAACAAATTCTCCTTTACCATCTGTGTCAAATTTCATCATGTGAGTGGCAGCTGCATTTTTATCTGCAAACTTTGCTCTTCCAGACATTGCTTCTCTAACTGTTTCTTTCTTAATCTCATCTGAATTGAATATTTCTGTTAGAGCATTTGTCATAGCTTTTTGTTTAGTCAAAGAATCTTTAACTAATTTTTTTAAGTCAGCATTTACTTTCATTTTATCTTTTGCTATTTTACCAATTTGACCACCTTTTGGTAACTGAAATGCAACATATTCTTTTTCTATACTTTTATTTAATTCATTCCATGCTTTATCAAATGCCTCTGTTTTAATACTGGGTGATATATTATCATACGCAAACCCAAGTGTTGCAAGAGTTTCTGGTTTACCTCCACTCATTAACTGAGAACCACCATACTTTTTAAGACTTATGTTTTTTCCAGACAACATCATATCTGTTTTGGGTGTGTTTGTTGGAAATGCAGCTGGTTTGCCTGTGTATTTAATAAAGTAACTATCCCAACCTTTACTTATTTTACCTTGACCTTGACCGTAATGTATCATTGTATTAGATGGAGGTTTACCAAAGGCATTTTTTACTATATCCACACCGACTGGAAGTGCCTCTTTGTGTTTAGGTTTAAATTCAGATATTTCAGCTGCAGATATTGCCTCTTCTTCTGACATACCTCCACTCATATTATATGCAACACAGATTACCTTTTCCCAATCAGCTGCAGGCATTTTTTGTTCAATAATGTATTGAACTTTATCTACATAGTTGACTTTGTTTTCTTGTATTGGATTTAGTTGGCGAACAAACCTATTCAACGACATTTCCAAACTCCCATTAGTACAAAATTGTTTTATACTATTTATTCTTTTAGAAAGTCAGGAAATCCGTTTGAACCAAATGAAGGTGTCTTGTTTTGGAACTTTGCAATACTCTCTGCCATAGTTCTTGTTTCGCACCTAGTAATAATTTTTCTAGTCTTACTCTCCATTACGGTGTAAGGTCTTTCTACATCTTGGTTGTCTTGACTAACATAGTAGCTAGACTTTGAGTTTCGAAAATCTTTCATATTTTTTATCTTTCGTATCTTTCCCAAAAGACGGTTTCTCAAAGACTGCATCAATTTTTTCTTGGCCATTATCGACTATCTCCTCTTGTGCTTGTAGTTCAACATCATATAATCTCATCTTACTTCTATCCACACCCACAACAAATCGTTTGTTGATACTTGGGTCGTTGTATCTATTCTTCAATTGTTTAACTTGCATTTGACCTATCTCTTCCAAGGCCTCTGTGGATATAAGTGCAAACATAAGGTCAGCTGTAGCAGGTAAACCGAAACTCTCAGAAGTATCTTCCAGTCCTATATCACTTGATACAAAACCTGTTCTGGTTGTTTGAGTTGCAGACACGAATGGAATATTTGTTTCCACTGCAAGTCCACGAAGTTCTTCTGCAATCGACTTTATGATTGTATATGAATTGATATTTGCACCACCTTTAAATCGACTTGATGCACATATATTAAGATAGTCTACAAACACTATATCTGGTTTGAATGACTTCTTGATAGCTAGTTCTTTGATTAACCCTCTGAAGTGTCCACTATGTGCAGACGCAGTTGGGTATTCTTTTATTATTAGTTTACCACTTGTCTTTTTTCTTATCTGTGTAAGCTTGTCATCAAACATCATCTTCGGTAATTGTGGTAAGTTTTGAATTTCTACATTCATTAGGTTTGCGTCTATTCTTTCTGCAATTTTTTCTTCTGCCATCTCCATTGTGATATACAGAACATTCTTTCCTTGTGCAAGACAACTAGACGCAACGTGACACATAAACAAACTTTTACCTACACCTGTTCCAGCAAGTGCAATGTTTAGTGTCTTTGGTGGTAAACCACCCTTTGTTATCTTATTGAAAAACTCTAGGTCAAAAGGTATCTTCTCCTCTTTTTTGTGATAGTAGTCGTATCTTTCTTGACCATCTAACAAGTAATCGTGACCAACACTATTATCAAATGAAACACCAAGTGCCTCTGTCAATATATCAGGGATTGCATCTGGTGTTCTTTTCTTATCTCTACCGTCAATAATCTCAACACCCTCTACGATTGCATTGTAGATAGCTTTATCTTTACAAAACTTTTCTGTTGTTTCAAGTAACCACTCTATATCTACATCAGTAGAATCTAAACTTGATATGAGTTTTACAATTTTGTCGTGGTCTTCTTGATTTAAATCTTTTCTATTTTCTATTTCTATGTTTAGAGTAGTCTTAGTAGGTATCTTTTTATATTTGTCAATAAACTTTTGTATCTCTTCAAATACAATTCTCTCTTCTCTTACTTTAAAGTAATCACCTTTGAGAAATGGGATTACCTTTCTTGCATAATCTTCGTTTGTAATTAAATTACTTAGAGCTGTCTTTTCTATTGACTGGTTCATCTTTAACTTGTTCCTCCATTACCTCTACTAGGATATCTCCTATGAGTTTAAAAAACTCTTCACCAAATTGTTCTCTTGGTATTCCGTTATTGTCTACAATATTATACTCAAATCTTAAAGGTTTTGTTCCGTCTGGATTTTCTTCTCCAAACCCTACCTTGCCATATTTGTATACAACTCCATGATATTTACCAGATTTCTCTGTTAAGCCTATACAAGTCTGGTCTTGTTCCTTTGTTGTTACATATACAAATTTATCACGAATACTCATATTTTTTTCACTGCGTAATCTATTGCGAATCTTTTCTTATCTATCAAGATATCCTGAGCACAATGTATTTTATTCGAATCAAATATAACGAAACTTGTAGGCTTCAGGGAGTGTAATTTATTATCGTGCATAAACCCACCACCCATTGTTTCACTATTCCAATCACTATTTAACAATCCTAGAACTTTGACTGTATCTGTGTCCCAAGTATCTGTGTGTGGGTCATCTTTACCTTTACCCTTGACAGATACACCACAGAACTTTACCTCTGGTTGAAAGTATTTGTATCCACCAGCATCATAGATTTGTAGAAGTAAACCCATAGCCATTCCAGCAAGAGATGTATTCTGATTATCTGGTACTAAATTTATCTTTGCAAACCTTTGTTCAAAAGGTTTACCCTCTGGATATCTAAAGTTCCATTGGTCACTTCTCTGTGATAATAACATCATAGAATCTAGATATGATTTAGAACAACAGTTATTTAATGTAATGAGCATAACTACCTACAATATATTTATTTGTTTCTACACATTTCTCACCACTATGTAAATAAATCCAATTAGGTGGAAATACAAGAAGTGAACCCTTCGTACACGAAGAACTCACATTATGTTTAGTGAATATGGTACTACCTTCTTTATTGTTTGTCAAGTATAAAAAGAATGCAAGAAATCGACTACAATTATTTTTTGTATTTACATCAACATGAGGTGGGAAGTTTTGACCATCAGGTAAATATCTTTTTATCCTAAATGGTTCTAATCCAAAACTATTAGGCCATTGATTGTTGTCAACCTCACATTCTTTTTTGTATATTTTGATATACTTTTCAAAGACATCTTTTAGATAAGATATTTCACCATTCCACATACCACTTTTTTGTAAATTGATTTGAGTAAAGAATGGTTTTTCTTTAGGCCACTCTTCGTGTTCGGTGTAACTACTTTCAAACTTTGTAATTGTGTTATCACAAAATTCATCTGTTACTGCATTCTCATAACATCTAATATAATTATCCACACTTAAATTCGTTACCCATAGCTGCTTCACT